AGAAAAACAAACAAAACGTATGAAGGATATTTTATTAAATGAAAATAGTTTTCAAATTGTAGATATAAAAAAAATAAATAATAACACTTTATTAAGTTATCAATACGGAGAAAATAACAATGAGAAATAAAAAAGCAGAAACTATTTTTATAGTTCTATCTTTTCTACTAATTGATTCAGTAATATTTTATATTATTGCAATCAGATAATTTTTCAATTTTTGCAGGCATTTTGAGTTTTTCAAGTGCCTGCATTTTTTATAATTCTACTATCATCATACCTGCGGAACACCAATAGACGTTCATACCTGCGGAATATAATCCTATAAAAAATATATACTACGGGCTTGCAATTAAAACGAACTTACACTAGAGTCTAAGATATAAACAAAGACTTGGAGGTCTAAATGAAAACAATAACATTAATAGTATATGTTTGTATGGTGTTGAACCAGACTTGTTTTACACTAGAAGAACCACAAGCAAGTATGGAGGAATGTCAAGCGAATGATTTGTTATTACGAACTGAGTTTGAACATGATGAAAATATAACTGTAAGGGTAGACTGCAAATGAAAGATGAAAAAACCTTAGAAAGTTATAAGAATAAAAACAAAGGAATGACTACAGAACAAAGAAAACAATTAAAAGAACGCAAGAGAGTAGAAAAATATTTTTCAAGCAGACAAGATTATTACAAAAATAAAAATGTAATTGAGACTGATGAATAATATTTATTTAACTACGAACTTGAAATTTATAAAGGAGTGTATATAAAATGAATAATCAAAATGTTACTTTACTACCACAAAAATCTACTACTATCATACCTGCCGTATCAAAGAACGGTTACTTAACTGTTCAGGTTGTCTTCACTAGAAGAGAAGCAGACGGCCTAAGAACATACGGGTCAAAAGAGTTTGATAAGTACAACGTAGAAGGTTTTAAGAGAGCATTAAATAAACTTCAAAGAACTTTAGGAAGTTTATAACAAGTTTAACATGGAAACTTTACTCATGTTAATTATAGTCGGTGGGGGTGTATTTCTTTGTTTATTCCTCCGTTATAAAATCATCCTCACCGCTATTTATAAGAATTTATACACAAAATTTTTTCACTTTATATGTAGAAATTGCAGAGGAAATGGTTACATAAGAGTAACATTTGAAGCGGAGGAACATATACATCAATGTGATATCTGCAAAAGTGAAGGTATATTGAAAGGAGGTAAATACTATGTCAAAGCTATTGTGCAACTATATAGAACGTACAAAACTAAAGTATCATTTTAGTGCTACAACAAAGAGAACAAGTATGTCTTGTGGCAATCAAAATGGTTGGATTGATAATTTAAACAACGCACCCAATTAGAAAGGACGAAAAATGTTTTTTAGATTTTTACATGACATTTCTTTTTGTTTTTTAGGGAGGGAGTTTTATTTAGAAGTTTTCAGAACAAAGTCAAATAGACTTTATGAAACTATTAATATAAATACTTACGAAAAAATAATAATAATATTTGGTAGTTTACAAATTCATGTGTGTAAATTATCAAAGTAACTATATGGAGGGCTATGAGCAAAAATAATAATTTACGAAGACTTCAGAATTTACTTCGTGAATTTGCTACATTAGAAAATTCTTTAGTTAATTCACAAGGTTTACCATTGCAGGTGGCTAGATTATTTATAGCTATTTGCAACAAGCTTGGTGAAGAGAATAGTGTATCAACAAGTGATGTAAATGAGTTGTTAGGTTATAATTCAGCAACACTTAGTAGAAATATAAATACACTGTCAAATAGACCTAAACGTAGTGGAACAGGTCTAGGGTTAATTACTACAGAAGAGAATATACATGACAGACGTAGTAAGTTAATCAAAATAACCACAAAAGGTAAGGCACTACAAAATAAACTGCTTGATATAATGAAAGGATAAATATGCCAAGTAATGCGAAACAATCGCCAACAAAAGGTGTTCGCCCTAATTACAACGAGAGGGGAGAAACTGTAAGTTGGTTTGTAGATGCTAGTTACACTCATGTTGATGAGGTATCTGGCCAGAAGGAAGTCAAAAGAGCTACTGCTACAGTCAAGACCTATGAAGAAGCTGTAAATAAAAAACAGCAACTTCAAGAGCAATTAGTGTACGGTATACCTATTGAGAAGAAAGAAAAGAAATGGACTTTGTTAGAAGCCAAAGACAATGTTTTTAAAAATCATTGGGAAGGTAGTAAAGCTGAGAAGACAGCTCTCATCAACTATCATACCTGCGAAGATTACTTTGGTAAAAACAGACCATTAGAAACTATTGACGAAGACTTAATAGATGATTTCAAAGACCATTTGAAAGAGTTAGGTTTAAGTAATTCGACAATCAATCGTAAGCTTTCCGCTTTAAGTAAATTATTAACTCAAGCTTTAAAGAAAAGAAGGTTAAAGCAAAAACCATACATTGAGTTTTATAAGAAATCTAAAAGTAGGAAGAGGGTACTTAGTGATATAGAAGAAAAGATGTTTTTAGATATATGTCAGCAATGGGGTATAGGTGAAGTATCTGATTATTTTATATTTTTGTTAGAGTCTGGTGTCAGACCTTGGAAAGAAGGTTTGGTAGTTAGAAAGTTAGATGTTGATTTAAAAAATAATACAATTCATGTCTGGCAAACTAAACAAAGTACCGATAGAACCATTTTTATGACAGGTAAATTAAGAGAAGTTATCCAGAGAAGAATGAAGATAATTCAAGATCCGCAAGGGAGATTATTTACATTTACTAGAGATACTTTCTTTAACTACTGGTACAAGGTAAAAGCCCAAATGGACTTGGAGAATGACAAAACATTTATACCATATATGTTACGTCATACTTGTTGTACTAGGTTAGCTAAATCAAATCTTAGTTTACTTAAAATAAAAGAATGGATGGGTCACAAATCTATATTAACAACTATGGAATATGCCCATCTAAATACACAAAGCTTAATGGATTGTGCCAAAGCTTTAGAAAATCATAGATTAGATTTGGAATTTTCCAGAAATTAATCTATAAAATGTTGCAAATGGATTGCAAAACGAGGGCGTATGGCGAAATTTGGTAGACGCAACGGACTTAAAATCCGTGCCATTTATGGAGTGCCAGTTCGAGTCTGGCTACGCCCACCACATCTACTGGTCTTAAAATCAAGAGACCAATAGAAACGCCCTCGTAGTAATCCAAAAAATCCTAGTTATCTAGGCTTTATCAAGCAACATTTTTATTATAAACCTATAGCTACAAACTTGTAGTTATTCAGAAGGTTTTGCAATCTTTGAAAAATAAGGTTGCAAAATTGCGGGAGCAAATAAAAATGGACTATACAAAATACGTAAGAAATAAAGAACTAGAAGAGGAAATGCAGTTAGTTGGTCTACGGAGATATCAATCAATAGTAAATAATTCAGTACAAAAGGGTCAAGAAAGTACAACTAAATATGGCTTACAGCTTATCCAGTCGGCTATTGACCCTTTATCAAAAGCAATAGTAGATTTTATTGATAGAGCTTTTGGTGGAGCTAAAGGTAGAAGGCATATATCAGCTAAGTATTTACAACTTATACCCGCTGACATTTGTGCATTTATAACTCTTAAATCATTGATGGATAGTATTACACTAGGCCAGACTCTTAACAAAGCATCAATCAGAATAGGAACAGCTTTAGAAGACCAGTATAGGTTTCAAATTTTTTCAAATGAAAAGAGTGGGTTGTTTCGTACATTGATGAAAGACTTACAAGCTAAATCTAATTACAGATATAAGAAGCGTGTACTTACACATACAATGAATAAGAAAGATATCATGTATGATAATTGGACTAATGTAGACAAGCTACACATAGGTACAAAGTGTATTGAGTTAGTAATAGAAGCTACAGGACTAATTAAAATAGTAATGAAAAATGAAGGTAGTAAAGGTAGAAGAGACACACCAAAATATGTAGAAGCAACAGAGAAAACAATGGAGTGGATTACAAATAAAAATGAAAGAAATGAAATACTAAGCCCTGCGTTTACACCTACTATCATACCTCCGAAAGACTGGGTACATCCATTTAGAGGTGGTTATCACAGCCCATTAATTAAACCTATACCGTTTGTTAAGGTTAGAAACCGAGGATTTTTAGAAGAAATATCAAACAGGGTTGGGGATATGCAAACTACATACGAAGCTGTAAATATACTTCAAGCAACACCGTGGAAAGTAGAAAAAAGAACTTATCAAGTATTGGATTATTGTTGGAACTCTTCAGACAGTATAGGTAAATTACCAACAAGAGAAGACCTACCATTACCACCAAAGCCAGAAGACATAGCAACTAATCTACAAGCAAGAATAGAGTGGAAAAGAAAAAGTGCAAAAATATATGATTACAATGCAAAGTTAAAATCAAAGAGAATACAAATAGAAAAGGTAAGACAGATAGCTAATAAATATCAAAATGAACAAGAAATTTATTTTGTAAAGCAATGTGATTTTCGTGGCAGGATTTATGACGTACCTATGTTTTTAAATCCTAGTGCAAATGATGTAGCTAAAAGTTTATTAGTATTTGCTCATGGTAAACCTATTGGTAATGAAGAAAGTTTATCTTGGCTTGCCATACATGGAGCAAATTTATATGGCCATGATAAATTAAAATTAGAAGACCGTGTAGAATTTATAAAACAAAATACAGAAATGATTTGTAATGTAGGTAGTGACCCATTGAATTACAAATGGTGGCAAAAGGCTGATAGCCCGTGGCAATTTTTAAGTTTTTGTTTTGAGTTTAATGACTTTATAAAAAGTGGAAGTAGTTCTAATTTTATTACACACTTACCAGTAAGTATTGACCATACTAATAGTGGCGTACAACATTTTAGTGGTATGTTAAAAGATGAGGTTGGTGGTGCAAGTACAAACTTAATACCTAATGATGAGCCTGCTGACATTTACCAAGATGTTGCAGACTTAGTTATAATTAAACTAAAAAACTCTAGTGATCTGTTAGCCCAACAATGGCTTGAGTTTGGTATTAACAGAAAGACAACAAAGAGAGCTACAATGGTAAAACCTTACAGTGGAACAAGACAAAGTTGTAGAGAATATATTGAAGAACATATTGTAGAACGAGAAGAAAAAGGTGAAGCCCATCCTTTTGGAGATGATTTATTTAAAGCATCAAATTATTTATCTAAATATGTTTATGAGTCTATCAATGAAACAGTAGTCAAGGCAGACGAATGTATGAAATGGTTACAACAAGTTAGTAGGTTAGTATCAAATGAAAATTTACCAGTTATCTGGACTACTCCAAATGGTTTTCCAGTGTTCATGGCATACTTTGATATGGAAAGTAAAAGAATAAAAACTAAACTTGGAGACTCAACAATTAAACTAACTGTAAATACAGAAACAAAAAAGATTGCGAAGCGAAGGGTAGCTTCAGCTATTAGCCCAAATTATATTCATAGCCTTGATGCTAATATGCTTCAAGACGCTGTAGTTCTGGCTAAGAAATATGGTATTGAAAATATATCAACGGTACATGATTGTTTTTCAGTATTATCTTGTGATGCTATCAAAATGCACAATGCAATAAGAGAAGCTTTTGTCTCTATGTATTCCAGACCCGTTTTGGAAAATTTTAAAGCAGAGATTGAGAAGTTACTCAGTGAGAAGAACAAAAAGAAAATACCACCATTACCAGAATACGGTAATCTTGACCTTGAAAAAGTCAAAGACAGTCTTTTCTTTTGTTCATAATGCTACGAACTTGTAGCAATTAAGTACCACCTTAAGACAACAAGAAGGGATGATATATGAATGAAAATCTTAAATTAACGTCACCAAAAGGTACGTTTGTCTATCCCCATTTGAATAAACCAGATACTAAGTTTAATGCAGATGGTGAGTATAAAGTAACTCTATCGCTAACAAGCGAAGAAGCTACGCCTTTATTGAAAACTTTAGAAGAACAGATAAGTCTATCAAAGTCTGAAGCAGAAGAAAAGGCCAAAGGTAAAAAACTTAAAGTGGCAGACCCACCTTATGTAGTTAATGAGGAAGACGGTAATTACCATTTTAAATTTAAATTAAAAGCAAGAGTTAAAAGCTCTAAGACAGGTAACGAGTGGGAACAAAAGCCCGCTATATTTGACTCTCAACTAAAACCTTTTTCACTTGATAAACAAATATGGGGTGGAACACAGGGTAAAATTTCATTTGAGGTTGTTCGTTATTTTGTAGCTACTACTGGAGCAGGCATCACATTACGAATGAAGGCTGTTCAGATTATTGATTTAGTAGAAGGTAGTGGTGGTGATGGAACTAAACATGGTTTCAACACTGAAGACGGTTATGTTGGAAATGATGTAACTGATAGCGAACCAGAAAATGAAATGGTTAGTGAGTCGAATGAAGACGATTTCTAAATATAGATTTCGTAGTGGTCTTGAGGTAGATATTTCTAAATTTTTAGAAGAGAATAAAGTTAAATATGATTATGAAACTTTAACTATTAACTATCTCAAGCCACAACAAAAATCATATTACAGACCAGATTTTATATTGGATAATGGAATTATAATTGAAGCTAAAGGTTTGTTTTCTAGTGCCGATAGAAAGAAACATAAAATTATAAAAAACCAGTTCGGTGATGAGTACGATATTCGTTTCGTATTTTCTAATTCTAAAAACAGAATTGGTAAAAAAAGTAAAACAACTTACGCAAAGTGGTGTGATTTATTTGGGTTTAAATGGCACTGTATAAGAACAACAGGGGAATACATACCAAGGGAGTGGTTAAAAGAAAATGGCAAGAGATAAAACAGAATATATATTTATTCATTGTTCAGCGACAAGACCTTCAATGGATTGGGTCAATGCAGATGAAATAGATAAATGGCATAGGGCTAGAGGATTTTTTAAGATTGGTTATACCTTTGTTATTACCCGTGATGGAACTTTAGAAAAGGGTAGAGATTTATATGAACCTACAGCTAGTCAAAGAGGTTACAATCATAACTCAATTTCAATTTGTATGGTTGGTGGTGTAACAGAAGATGACATACACAAAGCTGAAAATAACTACACACCAGAGCAATGGTCACAGTTAAAAGATTTATTAACGGAAATGAAAGAAGAATTTCCCAAAGCAAAAATAGTTGGTCACAATGAATTTAGTTCAAAAGAGTGTCCAAGTTTTGACGTTCAGAAATACGTAAAAGAGAATTTTTAGATACATTTAAGGAGGTAATATGTTAGCTGAAGAACAATCACAATTTATAAAACATGAGAGTTGTCCAAAGTGTGGGAGTAAGGATAATCTAGCTAGATACAGTGACCATGCTTATTGTTTTTCAGATGGATGTGGTTACTACGAAAAAGGTGGTGAAGTTGTTCAGTTACCTAAAGCACCTACAAATCCAAAATTAATTAAAGGTGAATATAAAGATTTAATTAAAAGAAAAATTAGTGAAGAGACTTGTAAAAAGTTTGGTTACAGTGTTGGTGAATACCAAGGCAAGTTAGTACAAATAGCACCATACTTTAATAGTAAATATGAATTAGTTGCTCAACACATACGATATCCAAACAAAGAATTTAAATGGATAGGTGATACAAAAAATTTACAATTTTATGGTCAAAATTTATTTAGAGATACAGGAAAACTTTTAGTTATTTGTGAAGGTGAAATTGATGCAATGACTGTAAGCCAGTATTGTTTTAATAATAAATATCCAGTTGTATCAATACCAAGTGGTGTAGCTTCAGCGAAGAAAACAGTATCACAAAACATAGAATGGTTAGAAGGTTTTGATAATGTTGTTTTTTGTTTTGACAATGATGATGTAGGTAAGAAAGCTTCTATTCAATGTGCGTCTTTACTTAGCCCAAGTAAAAGTAAAGTTGCAGTCTTACCATTAAAAGACCCAAATGAAATGGTACTAGCAGGTAAGACAAAAGAACTGACAGATGCTATTTGGGGTTCTAAAGTTTACAGGCCAGATGGTATAGTTAGTGGTGAAGATTTATGGGATATACTTATTGAAGATACTGGTGATAGTGATGCTGTATATCCTTTCAATGGTTTAAATGAAATTACACAAGGTATACGTAAGGGTGAAATAATTACACTATGTGCAGGTACAGGTATTGGTAAGAGTCAAGTATGTAGAGAGATTGCATACCATTTAATATCAAAAGAAAATAGAGTTGGATATATTGCATTAGAAGAAAGCGTACAAAGAAGTATAAGAGGTTTAGTTTCTATTGGTGTGAATACACCGTTACATTTACAGACAGAAAGAAAAAAAGTACCGTTAGATAATCTTAAAAAGGTTTGGTCAGATATAAAATCAAAATGTTTTTTCTATGACCATTGGGGTAGCTTAGACTCAGACAATTTATTTAGTAGAATTAAATACTTAGCAGTTGGTTGTAAGTGTGATTACATAGTCTTAGACCATTTAAGTATTGTTGTAAGTGGAATATCTGAAGGTGATGAACGTAGAACTTTAGATAATTTAATGACTACGTTACGTAAACTTACAGAACAATTAAAAGTTGGATTAATATTAATATCACATTTGAAAAGACCAGAGGGTAATAAATCACACGAAGAAAATTTAATACCAACAATCTCACAACTTAGAGGTAGTCAAAGTATTGCTCAACTTAGCGATATAATTTTAGGTTTATCTAGGAACAGTTCAGCAGGTGATAATAATTGTGAAATAAGAGTTTTGAAAAATAGATTCACAGGTGAAACAGGATTAGCCACAACATTAAATTACAACAAAGATACAGGAAGATTATTTGAGGTAGAAAACTATGAGCAAATTTGATGAAAATGAAGTAGATAAATTAGCTATAGTTATACTTAGTTATTTAGAAACAAGTGAAAAATTTTCTAATATGACACCAAATGAAAAATCAAAAGTCTTTGAGGTATATCAAGAAATATTAGATTGTATTTACAAATGTATTAAACACGAAAATGTTTATCCAATATTATTAGTACAAGATTATGAAGTATCAGTAGCAGTTAAAAATTTAATAGAAGAAACAAAAGAACTTATACCTGCATTATCTAGAATAACTGTAAGGACAGTATCTTGAAATTAGTTTTTGATATTGAAACCAATGGTTTCTTAGAAAACATGGACAAGATATTTAGTCTAGTTATCCACAATGTAGAGACAAAAGAATTATCTAGTTATAACTACAAAGAAATAGAAATAGGTCTAGAGCATTTATTACAAGCTGATGAAATAATAGGCCATAACATTATGCAGTTTGATATACCTGCAATACAAAAAATTTATCCTAAGTTTGTTTTTAAGAAAAAAATTTTTGATACATTAATTGCATCAAGATTAATATGGTCAGACTTAAAAGAAATAGATTATAAAAAAAGAACTGTTCCAAATAAATCTATAGGTTCACACAGTTTAAAAGCATGGGGTTATAGAATTGGAGACCACAAAGATGAGTTTGGTGAAACTACCGATTGGAGTGAGTGGTCACAAGAAATGCAAGATTATTGTGAGCAAGATGTAAAACTTACAAGCAAGCTATATGATTTAATTATTAGTAAAAATTATAGTGAACAGTCTTTAGAATTAGAACATGAATTTGCTGAATGTATTCGTAAGCAAGAACGATTAGGATTTTGTTTTGATATACAAAAAGCAAAAGAACTTCATACACAATTAAATACTAAAAGAGTTGAATTATTAGATGAACTACAAAAGATATTTCCACCTTGGAAAAAAGTTGTAGGTGTACTGATACCAAAAAGAGATAACAAAACTAAAGGTTATACAAAAGGTGTACCAGTAAAAAAGATAAAAGAGATTATGTTTAATGCAGGTAGTAGAGACCACATTGCAGACAGACTAATGACGTTAAAAGGTTGGAAGCCAACAGAGTTTACACCAGATGGTAAACCAAAAGTAGATGAGAAAGTTTTAGAAAAATTACAATATCCAGAAGCAGAATTATTATCTGAATATTTACTAATACAAAAAAGATTAGGAATGTTAGCAGAGGGTGACAATGCTTGGATAAAATTAGAAAGAAGAGGTAAAATTTATGGGAAAGTTATTACTAATGGAACGGCTACAGGAAGGTGTACGCATCATAATCCAAACATTGGTCAAGTATGTAGTGCAAGTGCCAAATATGGTAAAGAGTTTCGTAGTCTTTTTACTGTACCTAGTGGTTATAAGTTGGTGGGTTGTGATGTTAGTGGCTTGGAATTGCGTTGTCTATCTTCTTATCTTGTTAGATGGGATTCTGGAGCTTATCGAAAAGAACTCTTGGAAGGAGATATACATACAGCTAACCAAATGGCTTCGGGAGTTCCGACAAGAGACAAGGCAAAAACTTTTATTTATGCGTTCTTATATGGGGCGGGAGATAAAAAGATTGGTGAGATTGTCAAAGGAACAGCTAAAGAAGGTAAGATTCTTAAACAAACTTTTTTAAGTAAAACACCTGCAATAAAAAAATTAAGAGAAACAGTAATACAAAATTTTAAACAACGAGGGTTTTTATATGCCATAGACAGGAGACGTATTCATCCTAGAAGTGAGCATAGTGCTTTAAACTTTCTACTACAATCTTGTGGTAGCATAATAGTTAAAAAAGCAACAATCTTGTTACACAAAAATCTATCCCATTTAAAATATGGTGAAGATTGGGGAATGGTAGCACACATACATGACGAGATGCAACTTCAAGTAAAGGAGCATTTAGCGGAGGAGGTAGGAAAGGTAGCAGTGGACAGCATCAAACAAACTCAAAACTATTTTAAATTTAATTGTGAATTAGATGGTGAATATAAAATAGGTAACAACTGGGCTGAGACACATTAATGGATAAATGGCTAAATATAATAATGATAAGAAATTTGACATAGATTTAAAATATGGAAAAGTTCGTGAAAAAAGATTAGCTAAAATATTAGAAGAGAAGAAAATAGAAGTAAAAACAGAAAGAGATTGGTGGAGAAAAACAGGTAACATAGCAATAGAAATAGAAAGCTATGGTAAACCAAGTGGTCTCAAATCTACTAAAGCTGATTACTGGGTACACATACTTGCAGACGGAAGAAAAGATTATTGTATTCTTTTGTTTGATGTACCGACACTTAAAAAACTAGCAAGAAAACATAAAAAGAATTGGAAGATGATGGGAGATAACAGAGCAAGCAAGTGTATTTTAATACCATTAAAGGAGATGTTTAATGAAAAATAAATTACCAGAATTTGTTACAGTAGGTGCGTTTACGGTAGAAATAATTTTGATACCACATGAATTAAGCTACGAAGTATCAGAACAGCAAGGCTCGTTTGTAGTTAAACCACCCTATAAAATTTATTTTGATGAAGACATCATAGAACAAGGCGGTGCTGATGCTGTCAATTTAGTAATACACGAATTTCTACATCTTGGTTTTTACCAATACATGTTGAAAGACAAAGACGAAGAAACAATAGTGAATAGCTATGGTAACTTTTTAACAGAATTACTTACAAGGTCTGAATTAAAAAGTTGGATTAAACATAATATATAAGGGGAATAAATGACAACAATATTAATAGATGGTGATTTACTTATTTATAAGAGTGCCATATCTTGTGAAGTTCCTACACAATGGGAAGATAATTTATGGACTCTTCATGCTGATGGTAAACAAGGTATAAGTAAATTAAAAAACGAAATAGATTATTTAGTTGATAAGTTAAAAGCTGATAAAGTTATTATGGCTTTATCTTCAAAAAATAACTTTAGAAAAACTGTTTCACCGACATATAAATCAAACAGAAAGAAAACTAGAAAACCTATAATATATAAAAATTTATTAGAATGGGCTGATAATAACTATGAGTGCTTTCAACATGAAGGGTTAGAAGGTGATGATGTCATGGGTATATTAGCAACAAGTGGTGAAATAAAAGATGATTTAATATTAGTATCGTCTGATAAAGATATGAAAACTATACCTGCTAATCACATTGGATTAGACGAAGATGATAAGGTAAGTTCTATAACACCTAAAGAAGCTGATTACTGGTTTATGATGCAAACATTAACTGGTGATAGTACAGATGGTTATTCTGGTTGTCCAAAGATAGGCCAAGTATCAGCACAAAGAATACTAGCTGACGTTAAACATGACATTAATTTAATGTGGGAGAAGGTAGTTGATACATTTAAAAAAGCAAAACTAACAGAAGAAGACGCATTAATACAGTCAAGATTAGCAAGAATATTACGTAAACAAGACTGGGATGAAGTAAATAAAAAACCAATACTATGGAGACCAATAAATGTATGACAGAGCAGAAATATTAAAAATAGCACTAAAATTAGTTACAGGTAACAGGCAAGAACAGAATGGTAGTATAGATAAAAACCATGAAAACATTGCACGATTATGGACTTCTTATTTACAAAACGAAGGGTTAATAAGTAAAGAAAATAACTTAACATCTCTTAATGTAGCTATACTTATGTGTCTTTTGAAGATAGCTAGAAGTCAAGCAGGTGAATATAATCCAGATGATTATGTAGATTTATGTGGTTATGGCAGTATTGCAGGACAAATAGCAGACCAAAATAATCCAGATAATGATGTTTAAGTGACACTTTTAGAGATATGTCAGTTGATACAAATAAAAATTTACCTAATTTATCCAAAGATTTAGTCGAAGAATTAGATAGATTGTTTCCAGAAAAATCAGCAACATTAGATTTTGATACTAAAGAATTGTATTTCAAAGGCGGACAAAGAAGTGTTGTTCGTTATTTAAAAGAACAATTTGATAGACAAAATGAAACAATATTGAAAGGAGAATAGCTTATGTGTTTTGGAGGTAGAAGTTCACCCCCACCTAAGCCACAGCCAGTAACACCCACACCACCACCAGTAGCAGAAAATAAACAATCAACACCTGCTCCAGTGGACTACAATCAAAATAAAGTAGGGTCAATGGGAGACGAAGTAGGCAGTAAGAAAAAAGGAAAGAAAAGTTTAATTATTCCTTTAGGTGGCTCAAATAGTGGCGGTACTGGATTACAAGTTTAATCATGGATAACATGACTTCAGTTAAAAACAGATATCAATCTTTGGAATTACAAAGAGAAGTATATTTAGAAAGAGCAAGAGAAAGTTCTAAACTAACAATACCTACTCTTATACCAGAAGAAAGTACAGGTTCTCATACAAGATTCTCAACTCCCTATCAAGGAATAGGAGCAAGAGGTGTAAATAACCTTTCAGCTAAATTACTATTAGCTTTATTACCACCAAATGCTCCTTTCTTTAGATTACGTATTCAAGATTTTGTAATTAAAGAATTAGACCAAGATGAGTCTATGAAAACTGATATTGAAACTGGTCTTGGAGAAATAGAAAGAGCTATACAAACAAATATAGAAACTTCAGCAGATAGAGTAGCTATATTTGAAGCATTAAAACACCTAATAGTAGGTGGAAATGTATTATTATATGTAGCTGATAACGGCCTTAGAGTATTTCATTTAGATAGATATGTAATTAGAAGAGACCCAATGGGTAATGTTCAAGAGATAATTACAAGAGAAACATTAAGCCCAAGAACATTAACACCAGAAGTTGCTAAATTAATAGCAGGTCAAATAACTGAAGACGAAAAGACAATAGAACTATTTACTTATGTATGTAGAAAAGGAAATAAGTTTGAAGTTTATCAAGAAGTAAAAGGTATAATTATACCAAGTTCAAAAGGTAAATTTGATGTAGACAAAACACCTTTTATCCCGTTGAGATGGAATAGAATAGACGGTGAAGATTATGGCCGTGGTTTTGTAGAAGAGTATTTAGGAGACTTACAATCTTTAGAAGGACTAACACAAGCTATTGTAGAAGGTAGTAGTGCGTCAGCTAAAGTATTATTTATGGTTGCTCCTAATGGTACTACAAGAGCATCTTCAATAGCTCAAAGCCCTAACGGTGCTATTATAGAAGGTTCAGCTCAAGATATTTCTGTCTTACAAGTAAATAAATTTGCAGATTTTAGAATTGCATACGACACTATGCAACGTATTGAACAACGATTACAATATGCTTTCTTATTAAATGCTTCAGTACAAAGAAATGCTGAAAGAGTAACAGCAGAAGAAATACGATTTATGGCTGAAGAATTAGAAGATACATTGGGTGGTACATACGCAATGTTATCTCAAGAATTTCAATTACCATTTATACAAAGAAAAATGTCTATAATGCAAAAGAATAAAGAATTACCAGAATTACCTAAGACTGTTTCACCACAAATTGTAACTGGTTTAGAAGCTCTTGGTAGAGGTAATGATAAAAATAAATTAGTTAATTTTATACAAACATTAGGACAATTTTTAGGTGCAGAAGTGGTACAAAAATATGTCAATATAGATGATGCAATATCAAGATTAGCAACTGCTGATGGTATTGACACAAAAGGTTTAGTTAAAACTAAAGAAGAATTAATGGCTGAAGAACAACAGCAAATGATGGCTATGCAACAACAACAAGCTATGTCTAAAGGTATAGATGTTGCGGGTAATGTTGCAGGTAATGTAGACCCTAACTCGTTAGACCCACAAGCTATTGCGGAAGCTATTAATCAAGCAACATAAAGGAGAAAAGAATGGTTGAAAAAGTTGTTGTAAACGACCAACAAGAATATAATCCTAGTTTAGAAGAGCAATCAGAAGCACAAGATAAACAGGAAAATCAAGCAGAGCAAAATTCTAGTGAAGATAGACCAGATTGGTTGCCAGAAAAATTTGCTAATGCTGAAGAATTAGCCAAAGCGTATGGCGAATTAGAAAAGAAAAATAGTACACCACAAGAAGACGCTTTAGAACAAAACAAAGCTGAAGTTGAAAAAGCAACAGGTTTGAGTTTAGATGAATACTATGGAGAGTTTGAACAAAATGGTGAATTGTCAGACGATAGTTATGGAAAACTAGCACAACAAGGTTTACCAAAAGAATTGGTAGATAGTTATATTGAAGGCCAAAAAGCTATTAGCGATAATCAGACTAAAGAAATATATAGTGTGATTGGGTCAAGAGATGATTATGATAAAGTTGTTGCGTGGGCTTCTGATAATTTATCTGAAAAAGAAATTAGTGCTTACAATCAATCTTTAGATACAGATGTAAACCAAGCTAAGTTAAGCTTACAAGGTATTTACGCAAAGTACCAAGCACAAGCAACTTCTAATGAGCCTAATTTAGTACAAGGACAAAACATATCTGGTAGAAGTGATGTATTTAATTCTACAAATGAAATAGTTACAGCTATTAATGATAAAAGATATTCTACAGATACAGCATACCGTAGAAATGTAGAAGAAAAGCTTAAGAGGTCAAACGTACTGTAATGCGAGATTACAAGGCTGAGTACAATAATTACCAGTCTAAGAGTGGCCAAAAGAAAAACAGAGCTATGCGTAATAAAGCTCGAAGAATATTATCTAAACAAGGGAGAGTAAGTAAAGGTGATGGCAAAGACGTACATCACAAAGACGGAAATCCTCAAAATAATTCTTTGAAAAATTTACGTATAGCTTCTAAATCAGCCAATAGGTCAAGGAAAATATAATGTTAAATATATTGGGTGCAGTTGCACCTATGGTTAAAACTTTATTTAGTACAATAGATAAGACTATTGATAATAAAGCTGATGCAGAAAAAATGAAACAAGATATTCAACAAAAATTATTGTCTGGTCAGTTAAAAGAATTAGAAGCACAAGCTTCTATAATAACAGCAGAAGCTAAAGGTGGATGGTTACAAAGAAACTGGAGACCAATATTAATGTTAGTTTTTGCAGGATTAGTTGTAGCCCATTGGTTTGGGTTTACTGCTCCTAACATACCAGAGTCAGTACAAAACTCTTTACTTAACATAGTGTTAATTGGTGTTGGTGGGTATATCGCAGGTAGAAGCGGTGAAAAAATGATGGATAAATACAAGGAGAAAAAGTAATGCCAAATAAAAATAATCAATATTCAAAAGCACAGAAAAAATCACCCGTGCCTATGAATACTAAATTAAAAATTAAACCTAAAAAGAAACCTAAAAAATATTAATGAGTACAGAAAATAAACCTTTAAATAAAATTATTAGAGAAAAACAAGGTAATAAAAAATTTAAAGTGTTTGTTAAAAACAAATCTTCTGGCAACATAAAAACAATTAGATTTGGAGATGCTAATATGAAAATCCGTTCTAATAATCCAGAAGCTAAAGCGTCTTTTAATGCTAGAATGGGTGGCGTACTTGCAGAAGTAAATGGACAAAAAAATTTATCACCTGCCTACTGGTCATTAAAAGCTTGGAATAAAAACCTTAAAGTGTAATCACCATCTCTCATAAGAGAGGTGACGCAACTTCATAAACACAAAAAACTAGAATTGCCCTATGCGTAGGATAACTTTTTTGTATGTTATTGCAGTTTAGAAGAAGCATTAACTAATAACAACATTGAAAGGAAAAATACAATGTCAAACGCAACAGTATCTTTTCTTGGTAAAACTAACAATGGTGGAACAGCTAATGACCTTTTCTTAAAAGTATTTAGCGGTGAAGTTCTTGCTAGTTTCCAAAGAGAAAACAAAATGCTTGAGATGTCTACTGTAAGAACTATTTCTTCAGGTAAGTCAGCTCAATTCCCAGTAGTGGGAAGAACTACAGCATCCTATCACACAGCAGGTAACGAAATCGTTGGTAGTGTGATTAATCATGCTGAAAAAGTGATTACTATTGATGATGTACTATTATCAAGTGCATTTATCTCATCTATTGATGATGCAAAAAATCACTATGATGTAAGAAGTATTTACTCAAAAGAAATGGGTTCTGCTCTTGCAAAGAAAACAGACCAACACTTATTACAGTTAAGTGTACTTGGAGCTAGAGCTTCAGCTACAATTACTGGTGGTGATGGCGGTAATGTTATTACTGACGCTGATGCAAACACAAATATGACTTCATTAATTGATAGCATTTTTGAGGGAGCAGAAGACTTAGACAATAATGACGTTCCAGAAGATGACAGATATTGTGTGTTAGCTCCAGACGTTTACTATGAGCTAGTACAAAACGATAAAATCCTTAACAGAGATTTCTCAAGTTTAAATGGTGATTTCTCAAAAGGTAAAGTGCTTGAAGTAGCAGGTATCAAGATTGTAAAATTAAATACAGCTAACACTTCATACACTGATTTATCTGGTGCATCTACAACTGGTCAAAACAACACTTACAATGGAGACTTCTCTACAACTGTAGCAAGTATCTTCCATAAGAGTGCTGTAGGAACAGTAAAATTATTAGACCTATCTATGGAGTCAGAATATGACATTCGTAGACAAGGTACACTAATGATTGGTAAATACGCAATGGGTCACGGTATTCTAAGACCAGAAGCGTGTGTAGAAATTAAAACTGCATAATCAATAAGGTAATTTAAAGGAGACCCTTTCGAGGGTCTTCTTTTTTACAAGGATAAAATTAATGAGCATAACAACATCAACTTCAGAATTAGAAGCAGTCAATACTATTCTATCTACGATAGGAGAAGCTCCAGTTTCTTCATTAACAGGTACATTACCTGCTGAAGTAAGTGTAGCTCAAACAATATTAAATGAAGTAAATAGAGAAGTACAATCTAGAGGATGGCATTTTAATACAGAGTTAAAATATCCATTAACTAGAGATGTAAATAATAAAATTCCTTTAGGTACTAATATAGTACGTTTAGAATTATTACCTTCTAAATATAATAAAACTACTTATGATTGCATACAAAGAGGTAATTTTTTATACAACAGAGTAGGTAGAACTTTTACTTTTAGTACAGACTTAGATGGTACAGTTGTCATACTGTTAGATTTTACCGATATACCAGAGACAGCTAGAAGATATATTACTGTACGAGCTTCTAGAGTATTTTCAGATAGAATGATTGGTTCTAGTGAACTTAGAGGATTTACACAACAGGATGAGGTTATTGCTTTATCAAATTTAAAACATGCTGAAACAATGACAGCAGACCATAATATATTTAATAATTACGATACAGCTAAAGTAATAGATAGAAACTCACCTCATAGAATAATTGATAATAGTGAAATAAGTTAATATGCCATTAGTTAATAAATCTATACCAAATTTAATTAATGGGGTCTCTCAACAGCCAGATACATTAAGACTTAGTTCACAAGCAGAGTCACAAACCAATGGTTTTAGTTCAGTTGTAGAAGGTTTACGTAAAAGGCCACCAACAAGTTATGTAGCAAAAATATCATCAAGCAATTTAGATGGTGCATTTATTCATACTATTAATAGAGATTCAAACGAAAGATATATAGTAACTATTACCAATGGTGCTATTCAAGTTAATGCTATTGATGGTACAACTAGAACTGTTAGTACACCAGACGGTGTTGCTTATTTATCTTCATCTAATCCTTACCAAAATTTTAGAGCATTAACTGTAGCTGATTTTACTTTTATAGTTAATAATACAATTACCACAGCTAAAAGTACAACTACTTCACCTGCTAAAGTTCAAGAAGCAATTTATTCTATAAAACAAGCTGTAGTAAATACTAAATATTCTATAATACTTAATGGTACTACTTATTCTACTACAACTGCATCAAGCGGTGATGATAGTAGTGATATTGTAGATAATTTAATTACAGCCATAGGTAGTGTATCAAATTTTTCTTTTACTGATTTAGGTAGTAGTATTCATATTAGAAATACAGCAGGTGCAGATTTTACAGTTAAAGCTACTGATGGTTATGGAGACCAAGCTTCACAAGTTATAAAAGATAAAGCACAAAATTTTACTGACTTACCCTCTGTAGCTGTAAATAATATGGTGGTAGAAATTACTAATACTGCTGAAAATAATTTTGATAACTATTATGTTAAATTTGAATCGGGTAATAATAATGATGAAGGTTTATGGGTAGAAACAGTAGAGCCAAATTCTAATATTAGTTTTGACGCTTCTACTATGCCACATCAATTAGTACGTAATGCTGATGGCACATTTACTTTTCAACAAGTTACTTATGGGGATAGAGAAGTAGGAGATAGTGAAAGTGCTGAAGACCCATCTTTTATAGGTAGTAAAATTAACGATATATTCTTTCATAGAAATAGACTTGGGTTTTTATCTTCAGAGTCAGTAGTGATGTCTAGAGCTAGTGAATTTTTTGATTTTTATCCAGAAACCGTTACAGATGTTTTAGATACAGACCCTATTGATATAAGTGTTAGTCATACTAAAGTTTCTATCTTACGTCATGCTATACCTTTTAATGAAGAGTTATTAGTATTTTCTGACCAAACACAATTTACTATTTCTGGTGCTAATACTATTACAGCAAAAAATGTTACGTCAAATGTATCAACTGAATTTGATAATAATCAATTTGTAAAACCAGTTAGTGCAGGAAGACAAGTTTATTTTGCATTTAATAAAGGTGAGTTTTCTGGAATAAGAGAATACTTTACAAATATAGATGGTGATACAAATGATGCTAATGATATTACTGACGCTGTACCAAAATATATACCAAAGAATTTACAAAAACTTGCAGTAGCATCTAACGAAAATATATTAATTGGATTAAGTAAAGATGAGCCAAATGCTTTATATGTTTATCAATATTACTATGCTAACAATGAAAAATTACAAAGTGCGTGGCATAAATGGACTTATGGTAATACAACAGATACTAAAATATTAAATTTAGATTTTATAGAAACAACTTTATATATTTTATTACAACGGTCTGACGGTGTTTATATAGAAAGTTTAGAAGTAGCTCCTGCTGTAGTTGATACAGGTAGTACCTATCTTACTCATTTAGATTCTAAAATTGATGAGTCTACGAGTGGTGTATCTACATCTTATAATAGTGGTACTAACCAAACTACAATTACAATTCCTTATGCTATAGATAATACTATGCAAGTAGTTACCCGATTTGTAAGTGGTAACAGCACTGTAGCAGGCGTAGTAATACCTACAGTAAGTCAAGTAGATGGTGGTACAAGTATTGTAGTTAATACAGATATAACAGCTAAAAAGTTTTTTATAGGAGAGAAGTATACATTTAATTATGAACTTTCTACACAATTTATAAAAACTCAAGATAGCGAAACAGGTTCTAAATCATCAATAAAAGAAGGTAGATTACAAATACGTAACTTTACAGTTTCTTTTAACAATACAGGATTTTTTAAAACTAAAGTAACACCATTTAGACGAGATACATCAACTGATACATTTTCTGGAGCAGTTGTAAGCTCTACAAAAGTAAATGATTTAGATTTACAAACAGGTGATTTTAAATTTTCTGTTCAATCTAAAAATGAAAATCTAAAAATAGAATTTGAAAATGACTCTTTCTTACCTTCTAATTTTGTTAATGCGGAGTGGGAAGGATTTTTCCATCAACGAGGTAGAAATATTTAATGCAACAATATATGAAAGTAGCAACTGAAGATGACGCTATTGCTTTAGCTAAAAAATTACGTCAAGAAGATATAGACGAAGTAAAAGCAAATAGTAATTTATCACCCGAAGAAGCTTTAGTAGTAGGTATTAAAAATTCAGAATTACCTATAGGTATTTATTATAATGATGAATGTGTTAGTATATTTGGAGTTGTACCAGTTTATAAATCTGCATTGATATGGCTTTTAGCTTCTGAAGATGCGTTTAAATATTTAAAAATACCTTTTTTAAGAAACAATAAAGAACTGGTAAATTTCTTAAATAAAAAACATACAGTTTTATATAACTTTGTAGACGCAAGAAACAAAGTACATATTAAATGGTTGAAGTGGTTAGGCTTCATTTTTATTAACAAGATAGAAAAGTTTGGTTTTGAACAAAGACCATTTTATGAATTTGTGAGGTTAAATAATGTGTGACCCTGCTACAATAGGATTAATTATTAGTGGTGCAAAAACAGCCCTTGAGCTTCAATCAGCTAAAAGTGAAGCTGATGCAAACCAAAGACAACAAGAAGAACAAAATAGAATAGCTAAAGAAGATGCTATTAATAAAATGGCACAAGAAGATTTACGTATTCGTCAAGAGAAGTTAGCATCTTTAGATAAACAAGCTGTAGTAGAAAAAGACAGAAGAAAAGCTGAAGCAACTGCTGTAGTTGAAGCAGGTGAAGGTGGTGTTTCTGGAGTGTCTGTTACAAGATTATTTACAGATTTCTTAAGACAAGAAGGTGAATACAAAAGTAGTGTCTTAAATAATTTAAATATGGAGATACAACAAAGTATACAAAACAAAAAATCTATATCTACTGGTCAGTCAGCTAACTCTACGTTTGTTCAAAAGTTCAATCCTATTCCTGCTTTTGCTAGTGCAGGCTTACGATTTGCAGGTGACTATAATGATTACAGAACTAAAAAATTAGAAAAAGAACAAACAAACAAAAAGGCAGGAAAGTATTATGGGTAGAGCAAGCGATATACGTAAAACTCAATTTGAAGTAGATAGAGAAATTACTAATCCAGTCGCTAGAGGATTAAATAATTTTTATGTACCTCAAGCAGAACCCGTAGTGTCACAATCACAAAGAGATTTAATAGACTCTTTAGCTTATGTTGTACCTTCATTAAACCGTTACCAAGAGAAAAAAGAAGAAATACTAACAGCAGAAGAAACAGCTAAAGGTATAGAAGCATTTCAAAAAAATAAAATAGGTTTTAAGAAAGCGGTAGCTGATGGTCTTATACCAGAGGGTGCTAATCCACACTTTGTTATAGCTTACAATCAAATGGAGCTAGAAGACAAAGGCCGTAAGTTTTCTAATATAATTAAACAAAAATATGCTGAACAACAAGGAGCATTACTTGAAAATACAGACCCTAATGTTGTTAATGATTTTATAAAAAATGAATTAGATGTTTTTATGAAAGATAATAATATTGATGGGTATGACTCAGAAGATATTGTTAATCATTTTTTACCTAAAGTAGATGGTGTAGAAGGTGAAATAAATAATAATGTAGCTAATGGTAGAATTGCAGTTATCCAAAACAAAGCGGAACAAAGTTACGCATCAAGTATATATGAATTAATTACTGAAGGATTTAATATAGATGCTGATAATATTGAAGAGCTTATTGGTGATAAAATTAATGGTGAAATATTAAAATACTCAGATGTTAAAACTACTTCATCACTTAATAAGATAGCAGTAGAAACTATTATAACTCATGCAAAAGATAATTTAGATATAGAAACTTTAGAAATTATAGGTAGTGTCAAAACTCAAGGTGGTAAAACTTTAGCTGATATACCAGAGTACAAAGACTTAATTAATACAGCAGAGCAACAAATATATGGTGAATTAAAAGAGATTGACGCATTTAAAAGAAATTATGATGACAACAAAAGAAAAGATAAATATAGAGAAGACACAAAGAATTTTAGTGGATTTTTAACTAATCCTACAAAAGATGGTGAAGCAATAAAATTTATTGATTTAACACCAAGAGATATTGAAGATTATTTAGAACAAAATAATATTACTGAACCACAGACTAAAAGAGATATTCGTAGTCTTTATAGTAACAAACTACAATTTTTAAATAATATTGCTGAAGATGTAAATGTAATCAATGATATTAATGAGTTAATATTTCTAGACCCTTTTAATCCAGAAATAGAAAACTTAATCAGACAAGCCGTAGAAAATAACGATATTACTAGCGAAAAAGCTATAGGCTATTCTGAAATTATAGAAACACAAAAAGCAGGCTCAAGAAGTATATTTGTAAGTAATCCTTTAGTAAATGACTTAGAAAATAGCGGTGTAAGATTAATACAAAAAGGTGAGTTCGCTAGTAAAACTGAAATTGCAATAGTATCAAATAGATTTACTTCATCTTTTACTACAAGTGTTAGAACTATTGCTAGTGAAGTAGAAGCGGACACAAGTATAGCTCCTGCTAACAAAGAATTTGAATTTGAAAAAAGAGTAAGAGCAAGATACGAAGAGCTTCTAAAAATATATACTTTACCCGCTGTACCATCTAGTGATGAAGTTATAGAAGAAGCTACAATGGAAGCTGATGACCCAGATAAGTTTAAAATTAAAACAGATTTTGATAATAAAACACAAAAAATACAAGACTTAAGAAATGACCTTAAGGTATTACAAACTAACCTTTCTAAAGTACAAGAAGAAAACCAAGCTAAAATAGATAAATACATAAAGAAAAAACAAAAAGCTCAAGATAAACTTACAAAAAGCGAAGAGAAACTAGCTAATGCTAAAAGTGAACCAATGAAAAAGACTTATCAAGGCCGTATAGATGATTTTAATGAAGACATTGTAGAGTATGATGAAATTATTAATGAAGCACAGTCTAAAATAGATAATTTAAAATCAAACATTACTAATAAGTTAAATGAAGTAACAGCACTTAATACTGAAATAAATAATTTAAAGGAACAGTTAAAATAATGGCAATAACACAAGAAGAAATAAATCTATTACAAACTAATCCAGATTTAATTAGTAGTTTTAAAATAAAGTACCCTAATGAAAATTTAGAACAGTATATTGGTAATAAAAGTGACACTTTAAGAGCAACAGAAAGCGAAACTGTAGATAATAACACAGAAAACCAAGAAAATGAAGATGGTAGAGGTTTAATAGCTGATATTGGTTTACAAACTTTAGGTGGCCTTGCTGATGCAGGCAAAAACACCTTAAATCTTATTGAAAATCTTGGTGATACTTTAGGTGAAAAAACAGGTATTGGTGGTTTTGCTTTTGGAGATGAAGCACAAGATGGCTTTGTTGATTATTTAAGTTTTGAAGAATTAAAAGAAAGACAAGAAAAAGGCGAAGCCTCAGACTTTTTCTTTGGTAATATTGGTGAAAGAGATAATTTAGGTCAAGATATACCGAATGTACCAGAAGCCGATACTATGGTAGGTGCATTTATTAGACCTACAGCTCAGTTTTTAGGCTCATATTTTACTGGGGGTAAAGCTCTTAAATTTATTAAACCTACAACAACAGCAGGTAAAGTAGGTAAAGGTTTTATTCAAGGTGGTATTGCTGACTTTACTGCTTTTGATGAGCATGAAGCAAGACTTAGTGATTTAGTTCAAAATACAGCTTTAGAAAATCCTGTAACAGAATATTTAGCGTCTGATGTAACAGATAGTTATGCTGAAGGTAGATTTAAAAACTTTATCGAAGGTATGTTTTTAGGTGGTGTTACAGAAAGTGTTTTTGTAGGTTTTAGAAGATATAAAAGATTAAAGAAAGCTAAAGAAGAAAACAATAAAGCTGAGTTTGATAAAGCTAATAAAGAAGAAACAACAAAATTAAATAAGACTGTAAATCAAACTATAAATGATGCTCAAACTAAAAAACAAACAACAAAATTAAATAAAAATAAAAAGAAGAAAAAGAAACAATCTGATAAAGCTCTTGATGAGCTAAATAACGGTAAGTTTGATGAAGATTTAGATAGATTTGATAACTCTATACAAGCTTGGCGTAATCAAGAAATTAATCCACGAACAAACAAACCTTATAAATTAGGTGAAATACTAGATGAAACTTTTGCTAGTGGGCAATTTGCTAAATTAACTTCTGACTCAGCTATAGTCTTACTTAATAAAATATACACAACTTTAAGACAAAACAAAGTTGGTAATAATAAACAAATTACTAATGAAGAAATTTTAAGACTAGCAGATAAAATGGGTGAAGACCCTATAAAAGTATCTTTTGATATGCTTCGTATGGCAGATGAATTTAAAAATGCTCCTATTAAAGTAGTAGCAGGCGAAGTTGTCCAAATGGGTTTTTTAGAAAACATGGGTGGAGTAGCTAGAGCTGTTAAAGAAGGTAGAGCTACAGAAGAAGATTTTGATATAGCTTATAATTTAGTTATGGAATTATCCCAAGCTATAGATGATGTTGTATCTGGCTCTTCAAGAGTTTTAAATGCTAGAAAGATTGCTGTTACTGAAGGTGCTGATACTATGTCAGCAGATGCTATTTTAAACTTTACTAAACTTAAAAAAGCAGGTGAAGAATACAAATGGAGACCTACAAAAGAACAAAAGAAAAAACTTATTGATAAGGTAGCACAAATTAATGACCCTGCTAAACAAAGTGCATTTCTAAAAACTATAAGAAAAGTTATTGGTAAAAATGGAGTATGGGATAGGTTAAACGAATTTTGGATTAACGCTATTTTATCTAGCCCTAAGACACATTTAATTAACATGACTTCTAATGCTATACAGTCATTTATTACACCATTAGAAATGGGTATTGGTGGTTTATTAAGAAGAGACTCAGTAGCTATAAGAGAAGCAGTAGATACTTATTTCGGTTTAGTAAAATACTGGGGTGATGCTTTTCAAATGGCCAAAGAGTCTTTAGCAACAAATAAAAATATTCTTGATGAGTCTACAAAAATAGATTTAGAAAATAAAAACGCTATTCAATTTGGTGGTAATGTTGTTCGTTTACCATCTAGATTTTTAGGTGCAGAAGATGAATTTTTTAAACAGATAAATTATAGAGCTAAACTCTATGCTTATGCTGTTCAACAAACACGATTAAAAAACCAAGGCAAAAAACTTACTGCTGATGAATTTTCAGAGCAAGTAGAACAAATTTTTAAAGATGGGTTTGACGAAAATGGTAGAGGTATAAATTCTTACGCCTTAGAATATGCTCAAGAAAATACTTTTACTAGAAGTTTAAATGAACAAATAGATAATTATTCTAAAGGTACTAAAATAAAACGTAGTGCTATTGGTGGTAATATACAAAAACTAACAAATGATTTTCCACCATTAAAACAAATTATACCTTTTATACGTACACCCGTTAATATTGCTCGTAATGTTTGGCAACGAACACCGTTACTGAATTTATTACAAAGAGAATATCGTAATCAATTACGAAGTGCTAATCCTTCAGTAAGAGCTAATGCTTATGGTAAAATGGCTCTAGGTTCTGCAATATATGTAAATGCAGGTATTTTAGCAGGAGCAGGTAAAATTACAGGTGGTGGTTCTAGAGACCCACAAATTAGAAAACAACAGCTTGCCACAGGATGGAAACCTTATTCATTTAAAGTTGGTGATAATTATTATTCTTTTGAACGATTAGACCCTTGGGGTATGTTCTTTGGTTTAGTTGCTGACTACAATGAAATTGCTAAAGAAGTAGATGACCAAACTAGAGATAATTTAGCTATGATGAATATGATGGCTACTATTATGACTATGGATGGTGAAGAGGTAGCATTTCAAGGTGATATAGAAGATGACTACAATCCATTAAGCATGAAAATGGCCAGAGGTATAACAGCAGTAGCTAGTAACTTATCAAGTAAAACATATTTAAAAGGTGTGTCTGACTTAATAAGCTTAGTACAATCTGGAGATGAAAATAAAGTAGATAGAATATTAAAATCTAAAGTAGGCTCTTTTGTACCTAATATTATTAAGAAATTATCTGGAGACCCTTATTATAGAGAAGTTCGTACATATACAGACTCTATAATGGCAGGATTACCATACTTTAATGAAAAATTAGAGCCTAAGTATGATTACAAAGGTGAAAAAGTAGAAAGAGTAGGGAGCTATTTAGATAACTTAATATCCCCTATTAGTATCGGGAAAGATAAAAATGATTTTGTAGCTGATAAAATAGCTGAATTAAATCATAGATTTACTCCACCAGATGAAAGAGTTGGTGTTAATGGTAATATTAATCTTACACAATTTAAAAATGCTGAAGGTAAAACTGCATACTTAGTTTTAAATGAAAAGATTGGTACTATAAAATTAGGTAATCCAGAAAAAACTTTAAGAGAAAGATTAACGGATTTATTTAATAGTGATGATTATAAGAATATGTCTGACCCAGTAAAAGGTTTTGACATGAATATGCAAGGCGGAAAAGTTGTAGAGATACAAAAGATATTATTACAGTACCGTCAAAACGCTATAAAAGAAATTAAAAGAAGCAAAGCGTTTAAAAATGAAGAAGGTATTGACTTACACAAAATGCTTAACCTCAATAAGCAAACTAATACTGTTATAAAATCTAACAGAGCAGAAGACTATTTAAATATTAAGTAAAGGAAATAATGGCACTATCGTATGTAAAATATACGGCAGATGGTTCTACTAACCAATTTGCTGTAACATTTAGTTATATTCAACAATCAGACGTAAAAGTATTTATTGATGGAGTTGAAGACAATAGCAGAACTTTTGTCAATAGTGCATTAGTTCAAACCTCTACTACACCATCTAATGGAGCTATTGTTAATGTTAAAAGAACAACATCTAACACAGCAAGACTTGTAGATTTCCAAGATGGGTCTGTTTTAACAGAATCAGATTTAGATACGTCAGCTAACCAAAACTTTTTTACAGTTCAAGAAAACTTTGACCGTACAGAAGATACTATACAACTAACTACTGCTGATGTGTGGGATGCTCAAAGTAAAAAACTTAGTAATGTAGCTGACCCCGTATCTGACCAAGATGCTGTAACTAAAATTTATTTATCAAATACCTTTTTAACTGATGCAAATAAAACAGCTTTAACAAATGTAAATGCAAATATTTCTAACATAAACGCTGTTAATTCTAATAGTTCTAATATTACTACTGTTGCAGGTAATAATACAAATATAAATACTGTAGCAGGTATATCTTCTAATGTTACAACTGTAGCAGGCATAAGTTCAGACGTTACAACTGTAGCGGGTATTTCTAGTGCTGTATCTTCAGTAAATTCTAATGCTACAAATATTAATACCGTTGCAACAAATATAAGTTCAGTTAATACCGTAGCTACTGATATTACAAAGGTTATTGCAGTTGCTAATGATTTGGCCGAAGCTGTTTCTGAAGTAGAGACAGTTGCAAACGATTTAAATGAGTCTACAAGTGAGATTGATACAGTAGCTACTAACATTGCTAATGTAAATACTGTTGGCGGAGCTATAGCTAACGTGAATACAGTAGCGGGCATTTCTTCTAATGTTACAACCGTTGCGGGTATATCGAGTGATGTAACTGCTGTAGTAGGAATATCTAGTGCTGTAAGTGGTGTTAATTCTAACTCAACAAATATTAATGCTGTAAATTCTAACGCTACAAACATTAATACTGTAGCGGGAATATCAAGTAACATTACAACTGTAGCAGGAGTATCTAGTAACATCACAACAGTTGCAGGTATATCTAGTGATGTAACTACAGTAGCAGGAGCTAACTCTAATATTTCTACAGTAGCTTCTAATATATCTGGCGTAAATAGTTTTGCAGAAAGATATAGAATAGCATCTAGTGACCCTTCTTCATCATTAAATGAGGGTGATTTAGTTTATAATTCAACAGATAACGTATTAAAATTTTATGATGGTAGTTCTTGGAACAGCATCACTGCTGATACAGATGTAAAAACAAAAGTATCAGCTAACGACACTACAGCAGGTTTTCTTAACGGTAAACTTGTTGCAGGGTCAAACGTAACTTTCACTGAAAATTCAGACGGTGGAAATGAAACATTAACAGTAGCAGTCACGGATAATAGTATTCCGTTTGCTATAGCATTAGGATGATAACACATGGCAAATAACTTTTCAGAATCAGACGCAAGTCTAACTAACGATACCTTGACCACAGTTGTCTCTACTACTAGCAACAAACAGATTATAGTTGGATGTCTTGTATCTAATACAGGAACTTTAGCAATTAATGTTGATGTTGTTTTAAATAACGGAAGTAACGATAGATATATTGTTAAAGGAAGCCCAGTAAGTGTAGGCGGAGCTTTAGAATGTGTTGAAGGTAAAATCGTTATTCCAAGTGGTGGGTCAATTAAAGTAAAGTCAGATAACGCTAGTGGCAATGCAGATGTAATTGTTTCTTTATTAACAGATGTAGCATAGGAGATAGCATTGGGATATTTAGGTAACGTACCTTCAGAGAAATTTTTAACTACACAGAAGGATAGATTTACTGGCCTTACAGGTTCTACAGTAACACTTTCTCATAGTGTCAGTTCAATTTCAGACATAATTGTTTGGGTCAATTCAGTAAAACAAGATTACAATAGTTTAAGTGTAAGTGGTACTACACTAACTCTTGGTGGTGCTTTAGTTTCAGATGATGTGGTACAAGTTGCTTATATAGGCCGTACAGTTGGAACAAAAGCTCCCGCAGTCGGTACAGTTACGAACTCTATGTTAGCTAACTCATCTATTACTTTAAATGGTTCTGCTGTTTCTTTAGGTGGTAGTGCTAC